AACTCCCATGATATCGGGAAGTTTGTTGGATATGGTCCTGGAGCATCAATAGGAGTAAGGAGCGCAAATTTCTTTACGAAATTAGCTAACTCTGAGCTCACATTGACTGATCCTTGCCTGTACGACTTTTATGTACAGACTGTACGGTCACTTCCTGCTTGGAAAGAATGTGAATTTTATCGATCCAAGCTTAAGGGAGTGCGTGTGGTGCCTGGTAACCGCCTGTCTTTTGTTCCTAAAACTGCGGAAATAAGCAGGACCATTTGCACCGAGCCCCTTTTGAATATGTTTTTCCAAAAGGGTATTCAGGGTTGTCTTGAAAGGCGGCTCAAGGAGATCGTTGGTATTGATCTCCAGGATCAGCCCGAAGAAAACGCTGAACTGGCTCGTATTGGAAGCATTAGCGGTAGGTTTGGTACTATCGACCTATCATCTGCTAGTGATTCCTTGTCGCTATCTATTCTTAAAGAGTTCGTTCCGCAAAGAGCTTTTGATGTTCTTTGTAAGGTTCGTTCTCCAAAGACCACCCTTCCAGGTGGTAAGATAGTTGACTTGCATATGGTATCATCTATGGGGAATGCTTATACGTTTCCCCTTCAGACGATATTTTTTACTGCTTTAGTCATAGGCGCCTACAGAGTACTTGATTTAGATTTCAAGCACTTTCGAGGGCGTTCACGTGGCAGCAGTACTTTTGCTGTCTTCGGTGATGATATAATTGTCGAGGCTAAGGCTTACGCCCTAGTATCTCGGCTTTTGTTCCTCACCGGATTTCGTGTTAACCATGACAAGTCCTTTAATATAGGACCTTTCCGTGAATCGTGTGGCCATGACTACTTTAGTGGCCATAGTGTTCGAGGCGTTTACATTCGTAAGCTCCTCAGCACGCACGATGTGTATTCAGCTATCAACCGCCTTAATCGTTGGTCAGCGGAGCATGGGGTTCACCTTAGAGCCTTGGTATCTTACTTATCTCAGAAGGTTAGGTTTTTACCTATCCCCTTTGATGAGGATGATTCTGTTGGCATTAAGGTTCCCCGTGATTTACTCGATAAGCCTATTTATGGTGAGTTCGGAATGATTCAGTACCGAGCTCTAGTATCTAGGCCCAATCGTGTAGCTATTCCACCGAAAAGGAAGGATGTAGCGGAACAGTTGGGTTATTTTGATAACCCTCCTGGGTTGCTTATCTCCTTTGTAGCTGGTTACATTAGGGCTGGTTCTCTGACTCTCCGTTCGGAAGGTCAGACTCGAGCCAATATCAGGAAGAGATGGACTCCTCGTTGGGATTTCATAACTTCCGCTCGTGGCGAAAGCTACGAGTTTAGTGACAGGTGGAAGCTTGCCACTACTCTAAACCTTGGTAAAGGTTAAGAGATCTCTCGAAGAACCACCTTGGTTCTCCCCTGGATACTTATCTAATTAGATAAGCCATTTTGGCCTTGCATCCAGG